CACACCTTCCCATCAATCTGTGAAAAGTATCTAAGTCTAGCTGTGATGCTTCGCACCCTAAAATACCATTCGGTGCTTTCATCGCTAAGGTTCTATGGTCTTTGGCAGATTTGGTTTCTATCCTCGTACCATCTTTCATTAAAATATATCCCGGATCAACCCTCTTAGAACATTCGGCTAATAATCCGAGTTCCGTAAAGTTATCCCTTAGATATTCGAATTCTGCTCTCGTACGTTCATAATCTGCTGCTACCAGCCAGTATAATCCAGCACCATAGGTTTCTTCGTCATGTAAGAAATATTGGTACAACAGGTATTTACTAGCTATCATGCTTTTTCCTGCCTGCTCACCACCAGCTACGAGATTAAACCTGTAAGGGGAATCAATAATATCCTGTTGTTCCCTCGTTGGCTTAAAACCAATGTGGTTAAACACGATGTCCCTTATACTAGGTTTCTTTGTTTCTGTGGCCATTACTGCTTCTTGCTTAATATATCGTCAAGAGTATCTTCCATCTTCTCTGGCAAAGGATTTTCCAAGTTCTTTTTTACATCTGACCTTGCAGCCTTACGCCACTCGGTGATTAATTCCTTCGCTGTATCTTCACCAACAACCGTTGTAGGCTTGAATATATGGCTAAGATAAGCATTTAATAACGAGATCAATAAAATATCTCCACCTTTACCCTTATCAGGATTGCGTATCCTGTCAATCGCAACCTCCAGCATACTTTCCCCAAAAGCTATCTTCGCTTTCTCTAAATTATCCTTGAACTCAGGATCATCCTTCAACCACCTGTTGTATGTACGCTGCGATATCCCAGCTTCCTTCAACGCTTTCATATTCCCACCAAACTCCTCAACAGCAGAGATCAACAACAACTGATTGCGTCTCTTCTTCTCTTCCTGCGTAATTCCCTTACGTGCCTCTTCTTGAGGGTCGATAGCCATAAACAAGAAAGCCTTTCTTTCTTTTATTTAATTTTCTTTCTTTATAATTATATTATTATAATATATATATATTAATATAATTACAAATTACAAATACCTTAAGGTAAATTTGTAATTTGTAATTAATATATATTAATTATATTAATTACGTCTGTAATTACAAACTTTTACAACGTAATTACGTTTGTAATTTACCTCAATCGTTCTTCATTTTATACGCTGGATTTCTTAAATGTCAATAAAAATGACAAATTACAAGCAAATTACATTGTAATTACATTGTAATTAGGCCTGTAATTCTAATAATTTAACGCTTTTTATGCAAAATTACGTTACTTGTCAAGTTGTCAAGGAACCTCTTTAGGCGAAATTAAATGTACGGTGGTATCTTCTACCCCTATAGTTATTCTTTAAGCCCTGCTCCCCCTCTTGTTACTGCTGCTGACGGATGACGACTGGAAGGATTGTTTTTTTTAAATTTGGGAAGTGGTACGTGTTTAAACGTTTAGGTAATCCCGACTGTGAACAGTCAGGGAATTAATGACGTACAGATTAAGGTAGTCGTTTAAACGTTTATATATACCATTGTTTAAACGTTGGACGTTTAAACGTTTATATGCTTACGTGTTTTTATTTATAGTCGGACACTATGTAATATCTTCAAACCGGCTCATTAATACCGGCGATTATTATCATTCATCGGCCCGATGTTTAAACAATTACCTTGATATTTGTACATGGGTTAATTGTTTAAACGTCTAGCCATTTTGTAACATGATTGTAACATAAAAACTATTGACACTTATCACGATATCATATACTATTGGGTTAGGGCATCTATAGCCCAAATATAAAGAGGAGGTTTTAAAATGGTTACAGCAATTAAGACAAGGGAGCAATGGTTAATCGATATCAAAAATGATGTCGAGGTATCAGTATTTAACAAGCATGGTTACAAACTACCAAAGAAAATTAACTTAACAGTATCAGAACCAAAAGGTAGAAAATCCAATGCTAAAGGCGGTAAGGTTATTGGACAATGTTTAGCGACTGAGTTAAGCACCGGAGGATTTAACGAGATATATATTACTCCTGATAATGATGGTCAAACTGTTGAGAACTCAGTAAAGGTTATAGGGATAGTTATCCATGAACTAATACATGCTTATGATGATTGTAAGTCTGGACACAAGAACGTACAAGTTGAAGATTCTAATAAAGACCCGTTTGTAAAAGTCATGAATACAATCGGGTTAACTGGAAAACCAACTGCTACAGTTATTGAAGAAAAATCAGAACTTGATAAACTTGCTAGAAAATTAATAAAGAAGTTTGGTAAATTCCCACACTTTGAAGTTAAAGAGAACCCAAAGAAACAAGGTACTAGATTAATCAAAATATCTTGCTCTAATTGTGCAATGATATTGAGAGGATCGCAAACAGTTATTGACGCCGGTATATTCAATATTTGCCCAAGTTGTGAAGCTGAGGAATCGTTAATAATTGATGAATAAAATAAGGTTATATTAGTAGAGCGTTTAAACGCTCTACTAATAACCATTAAGGAATAATAACAATGAACAATTCACTAATGACAATCAAAGACATAGCAAAATATTTACAAGTTAAAGAACGTACAATTTCCAGTTGGATTAATAAAGGAACAATACCACACATTAAACTAAGCAATAAAGCCATTAGATTTAATTTAAATACCATTAATGAATGGTTAAGTAGCAAGGAGGTAAGCGTTTAAACAGCTAACAAGGTTAGATTTATGTCTAACCTGATATGTTCAAGTATTTAATTTGAGCATATCAATTTTAGACATAAATATTATAGAAAGGAATAATATTATGGAAAATTTGAAAGACTATTTAGAAGAGAATTTATTTGAAGATTTGAGGGATAGTGACGAATTAGAGTCTGGACTTGCTGACGCTATAGTTCAAGAGTTAGGTACTGATACAACAGACTATACAGAAGAATCATTAGATGATGTATTGGTATCTTATATCATGGAACAATTAAGCAATAGGGTTAGTGTAGAAATAGCCAACATGAATTATATTGTCAAGGTTATTCATGTTGATAATTCAATAAATAATCAACCCTCTTATGATCGTGCTGATATATCAGGCGAACGACAAAGACAAGCCATGATTCCGGCTAGTGTTGGCTATATGCTTGACTTAATAGAAGAAGATTTAACAGAACAAATAGAATATATCAGGGTTGAATGTTTTGACCCTGACTTAATAGAAGAATATTTAGAACTTAATCATGGCGTGGAGGTAGCCGAATAATTTACACAAGATTAATTATATATATAGTAGCTAGTTGTTTAAACAACTAGCTACAGAATGGAGCAATTAAAATGGGAAATAGAGCAGTATTAGAATTAGAACAATCAGGGTTAGGAATTTATATGCACTGGAACGGAGGTAGAGATAGTATAGAACCATTGTTACACGTTGCTAAAGAATATAAAATACAAAGTAAAGGAAAATATTTTTTATTGTCTAGCTTATGTAAAATGATAGCAAACTCTTTTACTAGTACTTATAGTCCGCCTGTTGAAGCAAACCCTATTGATACACTTGATTGTGATAATTTCGATAATGGAGTCTATGTAATAAATTCTAATTTAGATATAGTTGATAGAAAATTTACCAGATATTCTGAACAAAACGAACACGACTTTAAAGGCATGGTAGAGTACATAAAAGAAAAAAATGATGAATTTTTTATCACTAATAATAGTAAAGATTAATTATATATATAGTAGCTACACGTTTAAACGTGTAGCTACAGAATGGAGTAAAACATTATGAGAATTTTATGTTACCAATATGAAGCAGATTATCATTGTATAGAATGTACAGCTAACCGGTACGAGAACAACGGGTTCAAAGATTATGAAGATAATAAACTAATAGCACAATATAAAGTTGATAGAATATCCGGCAGTCTCTTAGAAGATTCAAGAGGTGATGAAGCATACGACAAAGAGGGCAACCCTGTATATGTAGTCTATTATGGTGATGAATGGTACGAACTCGATGAATCGTATCTATCAGAAAACCCTATACAGTATATGAGTTGTGGAACGTGTAGGGAAGTGATAGACACATACGAACACGAACCACAAGAACCGGATACGTTCGGGTTTTCTAGAGCCATCAACTGGGAAGTAGTCAACAACCTAAGCAATGATGAATTAGAAAAATTATTTAACTAAGCGTTTAAACAATTAATAAAAGAGAGGTAAAAAATGAAACAAATAGAAACAATGACACCATATAGAGCAGTAGGTATAGCTGAAGGTTTTATACAAGTTGAAACAGAACAGGAAGTACTGGAAGCATGGCAATATCTAGTTGACACCGACATGGCATGGACACTTCAAGGTTCATTCGGTAGAATGGCTCAACACTTAATAAATGAGGGATTAATAGACGGATAAGACAAGGCGTTTAAACAGTCTAGAATCAAGTCAATTCCCGATTCCCACTACTGGGTTTGGGAATCAGGGAATCGGGAATCGACTAATAAAAGAGAGGGAAACAAAATGATTAATAGAGAAGATTTAATAAATAATAAAGAAAATTATATAGGGAAAGATGTTGTCTTCAAGTCGCCAACACGTTTTAGCAATGAAAAAGCAACAAGAAAATTACAGAATGTTAATGTAGTATCAAAATATGATTTTGATAACAACATAACAACAACTTACTTTTTTGGTGTTAAGGTACGCTATGGTGGAGGAAGTTTTACTGTATCGCCTCATGAAATTATAAGTATTGATGGTCAGCAGTTTGATGAATATGACAAAGATAATTATTCAACTTTAATTGGAGCATATAAAAACAGACTCGGACTGTAGAACGTTTAAACAACGAGGGGGGAACCATGAATAGCTATCACTTAGAACCATGTAATAATTGCAATGAGTTAACAACTATTATAATTTATACAGACTTAGAACCATCAGGATATAGAAGCCTAAAAGATAAAAACGGAGTAGTACTTTGTTTGTTTTGTCAAGGATATTTAGAAGAAAATTAATAGCACGTTTAAACAACTAGCAAGGAAAAATGTAGCAGAACGTTTAAACATTTTTACATAATACTTGACAAATAGTATGCAGTAATATATATTGTATAGTATAAGTTAAAAGAGAAAGGAGCAAGTATGGTACAAATTATTGGCACAAAGATCAGCCGGAGCAGATGGAAAGTTGTAAACATTATAACGAATGTTGGAGTAATTAAAACAATTAATAAAGGGAGCAAATGTAATGAAAACAGAAAAAGATTTATTCGAACGAGGTATGAAAGTTTTATTAACAAGTGTAAACAAGGCACAAAAAATGCACGATGCACAAATAAAAAAGGAGGAAAATATGTCAGCAGAAAAGTTAACAGGTAATCAGATACCAAAGTTTAGATTAATAGTATTGAAAAAAGGTATAGAGATGGAAGCTATAGGATTGCGAATGACAAGAAATAGCAGAAGTGCTTTATCGATCGTGAAACAGGAGTTTGGTTGGAAAGGCAACAGGCAAACAATCTTAGGCAAACTGACTGAGGTTATCGACTCAATGCCAGACACACCATAAGACGTTTAAACAGGGTATGGCTTAG